TCATCATTAACTTTGCAAATTCTTTAAAACAAGCATAATTAATTACTACATTTCTTAAATCTGAATCATCATCTATTTTTGTATGATCTATAAAGTAATAATATCCATCTTCTGATCCTGCTGGTTCAGGTAGTATCTTTATTACTGCATTATCATTCCACCAAACAGGATGTGTACTTGTAGCTTTTTTTAAACTACTAGAATCTGCTGCCCACTTAGATTCTGATATAGGAATTTGTTTACAAGAATATCCATTTCTTTGAACTTCTGTAATTGTATCTATATCTACTGCTACACCAGATCCACCAGTGAATGTAGAAGATTGATTTTGGGCAAATAATAATAAATTTTTTGGAACATTTGCTACTATAAATTTTTGTGCAGATACTATAAAATTAGCATCCGCTGTAGTAACTCCAGTTATTCCTTGTATTTCACTTGCTATTGTTGTTGTTGCCATATTTTACTTTTATATACAGGGGAGCCGAAACTCCCCTATATATTGTTTATTTAAGAACTATGATGGTTTCTTAATAACTAAAACTCTAATGGTTGCAGAACCTAAGTCCTTAGTGCCTCCACTAATATTTTTAGCATTAACTGTAACAACATTAGCTGCGCTAACAGAAGCAGACATAATGACATCTTCATTATCAATGCTTAATGATGCTAGTGCAAAATCACCTAATGCAGCTCCATCAACAGATACTGTTGTTGCTTCATCAGCTTCATCAGCTAAACTACCATAATCATGAACTTTAGATCCATGAACAGCATTAGCTAGCAATTCAATATTGTCACCATCTTTGTTTTGTCCGTATAAAGGTATTCCCATGATTTATTACCCCCTATTTCCAGACCGCATGGGCTTCTGGCATACGCCATTCCATACCGGCCTCAGTTTGAATTAAATCAACCCTACGGTCAACACCACTATTCTCAAGAGTTTGGACTCCAACGTATACTGCAGTATCACGATTCAATCCATTACCTACCAATGGTCGGTATGCACATTGACTCATGTTAATTGCAAGTATCTTAACTGGAGAACCATCTAGATGAACATTACGAACAAGATTCATTATTCCATAAGGAGTATAAACCTGTGTAACATCTAATCCATAGACACCCTTACGACCTGCAATACTAAAGTCTGCTCTAGCTGCAAAATGATTAGTAGAACCAGCATCGGTTTTCTTAACATTTGCAGTAAAGTATCCACTTAGTTTGTGCATCCAATTGTAAGTATCAGTTGAACACATAAACAATGTAGCACTTGCATTATTGTAACGAGGATCTAAGAATTGAGACATATCATCAAGAAAATCATCTTGAGACTTATCACCAGTTCCACCAATTCCAGAACCATCAAAGATGTTTCCATAACTAGTGATAAAACTGACTGCACCTTCTGTATATTGAACTCCATCTACTGTTGCTTGAGATCCAAACAATAATGATTGTTCAATATCGAATTTATGTTCAATTAACTTTGTTCTCCAAATTCTTGCAAATTCGTTAGGTTCATACTTAAGAACAGTTGCTCTTGTAGTATTGTCCATTGCCATTGCAGTTTTAAAGATTTGAGTTAATCCAACAGCGCTTGAGAAAGGTTGATCTTTCCAAGATTCTGGATAACCTGAACCTTGTGCATGAGCGCTACCAACAACATAACTTCTAGCTCCTTCAAGAACATTAGCGATATTAGCGCTATAAACAGTTCCAATAGGATCATCTCCACAATAACTTGCGAGATATTTAAAAGAAGTTGATGATATTGGTTTAACTACAGTTCCACTAATTGGAATAAAGTGACTTGTTCTAGCTCCACCATCTTCAGCTGCTCCATCTGAAAGGTCAGCGTGAGTAACAGAAGCGCTAGAAGCAGCATGAACTTGATCTATTCTTACAAGAATATATTCATCAACATCATTTGCTGTAACTGCTGCTCCAGAAGCCATTCCACCTCCATCAGTAGAACTCATGTTTACTTTAAGAACTCCATCTGGAAGTAAAAAAGCTGGGTTTGTTTCTGTGGATTCTCCAACTAAAATATCATTACTAGAGTTTCCTATTATACTACCAAGATTACCACCAGATTTATAATCTGTAGCCATAAGTAGTTTTACTTTATCACCAGCAGATGTTCCAAGAGCTGCATCTGATGTGGTTTTTAATTCTGCTTCAGTAAATACATTTGCTGAACCATTATTGTAACCAACTACATATGCATATCTTTTGTGATACGAATGTCTCTGTTCAGTAAATTTGAACTGAGGATCATCCGTAGGTTTTTTTGCGACTTGTGATACAAATCGGAAGAAAGGGTCTTGCGCTATTGATAGTTCAGAAATCCTATCCCCAAAGTTATATCGCCGCCTGAGGTCTCCTGTGCCGGGTACAGCAGTTCCACTGTGTCCAGCGTCTGGAGACGCTCCATATGTTTCCATTCCGAAAACATCAGCCATAATTGCCTCACTTTTGGTTTACGGCTGACAGTATATTATTTTAGATACTGAAAGCCTTTTCTATTTCACTACCAGAACCTAAAATTGTATCAAAAACTTTATCATCGGATGACTTTTCAATTGGTATGCTTCCTTGTGTTGCAAGTGTAGCAGGTTGTTGTTGAACTTCTCTCATCTTATTATGAATCTCTTGTCTAGCGTTATCAGCTATCTGCTCATCCCTATTCTTACGATTCATTAAGTAATATATGTCTTCAAGTTCTAAAGACTTAGACTTTGCAAATTCAGTAAAATTTCTCCATTCATCCTCAGACATATTCATCTTTTGTTTGAATTGAGCCTCTTTAGCCATTTTTGCATTTTCTTGCCTTTGACTTTGTAAGACATTAGAAAGACGACGCTGGACTACTCCATCAATCGTTGCTCCTAATACTTTTGCAGAATCAGAATCAGGTTTGCCGAAAGCCTCTTCAGCATCGAAAACAAAATCTTCATCTAGATTTAATTTTTGATTCAATGTTTCAGGGGTCTGGCCTCCACCCTCAAAGTAATTTCTAACATGAGAAATTAAGTTAGGGTCTTCTCGCATAGCATCTAGTATAGGCATATAAGGTTCTAATTCTTTTAACTTAGAATTAAGTCTTTTTGCTTCTCTACTAGAATCACTATACCTTTTTTGTAAAGTATCCAAATTATTATCTGGTACTTCATTCTGAACTTCTACATTAGGGCTCGTCTGCGTGTTACCGCTTTGTTCCGAGGTTGGTTGCGAAGGTTCTAATATGCCACCATTGACTTGATTATCTAAAGATTCAAAAAAATCATTAGATGACATTCCCATGACGGCATCTTGTACGCTTTTACTTTCGGGGGCCTGATTGGCGTTACCTACTTGTTCTGACATACTTTCTCCTATTTTAAGGTTGTTTTAATTTAGCAGTTATAAAATCTAAAATGCAAGTGCTAAGATTGCTCGTTATCACGCACATCTTCTCTCGTTGATTTCATATCAGACTGCATTTGATCTCTCATTTTCTGAAACTCAACTTTTAACATTCCTCTAAGAAGTTTTTGTTGTGCTTCAGTTTGGAGAACATCTTTTCGTATTTCGTTATTAGCATCTCCTACTTTCATCTTAATACCTGCTTGTACTAATTGACGTTGTAGTGTTTCTATTGTACCATCTCTTTCTTTTACTAATTCTTGTACAGATTGTAATTGACTTTGCATTTGTGAAAGCATAGATTTTCTTTCAATAATTTTTTCTTTATTTCGTATATCTGTTTCTGATAACATAGCAATATCATCAATTAATCCAGATTGATACCACCTAAAGTATTCTTCTAATAATGCCCATCTATTTAATGGTAAAGTTGCACCAGCAATAATCCTTACATCAAATCTTGCAGTTGCATAATCTTTATATTTACCTATTGCTTTTCCATAATCATTGTATAGATTTACATTAATTCTTACTTCTTTTTCTTTTTGATCTCCGCCTTCAGGTTGAACAATCCTAAATACTTTTTCTATAGTATAATGTTTCTGAGCCATCATCTTGAATACTCTACCTATGTGTTCTAATGATGGTTCTACTATACTATTCATCCATGCTTTTAATCTTCTTGTTCCAAATTCATCATTTGCAAGTAATCCTCTATATGTTTCCGCTTGATCTTGAGAGAATCCCATCATTGCAGAAGGTACACCACTAATGTACTCTGCATCTGTTTTGCCTTGCTGAACAACTGTAAAAAAAGCATTGTTAATAGGTGCTGGTTGTATTGGTGTGGGAGGGGAAAATCCTTGTCTGTATTTTAGTAATGCGCCTGGCGCTGAAGAATACTTTTCCCATTCATCTTCAGGTACAGATCCTTCTTCATACATCCATCTAAGATTAGAAGAAAGATTTGCATTATGTAACATTATTTGATGTGCTTTATTTATTTCTTGTTGTTTACCTATTAATGGAGTTACAGCACTCATAGCATAAGGTGTTCCTGTGTACATATAAGGCATAGGAATTATTGGATATTCACTAATAGGTATTGTTTGTTCAAATAAGAATGTATCGTCTCCTACACTACAAGTTTTAATTATCCTATTTTCATAAAATTCTACAGAATCAACTATATTTTTTTTAAAGTTTTTATCTTGTTCAAATTGC